GCACCAAGTTCATTTACTTAAAAGACGCCAAGGGTAATATCATTGACGAAAATCATCCTGATCATGAATACTTTTCCAGCACAGGAAAGTATTGGAGCATTCCCACCAAAGAATGGTATTTTCATCATAAGAAACATCCTGAATATGAAGACCCCGAATATGATGCTAAGTTGGAGGCACATTGTATTGATTGGGAAACAAATCACGGAGATAAGCCCAAGTGGGTGTTGGTCCAAAAGCCTTCGCCCAGAATCTTTGAGTACAAAGGAAATATCTGGCATCATTTGACCTGCTATCTCGGACCTTCTGGTGCGTTGAAGCAGAAAGGCGGTTGGACTCTTTCGCCATTTGACGAATACGCAAAAGCATTACAGAAAAACATGCACGCTGGTCGCAGGACGCAGTGCGAATACAGTTCCAAAAAAGGACTGCCGAAGTCCAACAAAAATCCTTATGTGGGAATATCAAAGGATCATTTGGAAGTTTTTATTGAAAAGTTATAACTTAGTGTGATATATATCACAAAGGTTATGACAAAAATATCATCAGTTTCTTTATATAGTTCAAATATAAACCCTCGCATGGTAGAAGCATCTGCGAAGGTATTAAAAAAGTTCGATATTCCTATTACATATGTTAAGGCCGATATGGTGCATGGTGAGTTTATAAACCAAGTGTTTAATAGTTTAGATGCAGACATTTATTTTTTTATAGACGTAGACTGCGTGCCCATTTGCAGAAGTATATACGACCAATCGTTGGAGTATGTGATGAAGTATAATACTTTTATTGGCAATGCTCAATTGTCAAACCACATTCCACCGGCCATACACGTTTTTGCCGGTGCAACGTTTTTTATGATAACAAAAGACTGTTATAATAAAATGGGTAGACCAACATTTGCTCCAACAAATAGATCAGATACATCGGAAGAAATCAGCTATGTTGCGGAAGAAATGGGCATCAAATACAAAGCGTATTATCCAACAAAATTTGATGCCATACCAATTTATGGAGTTCCTTGGAGAATGGGAAACTATGGACATTATGGAATGGGAACATTATACGCGAATAAGATATATCATTTGTTTGAATCCAGAACGAACTTATTTACAGATATTTATCTAAAACGCTGTGATGAAATTTTACACGAACGATTTGATACTAGCAGGATGTACGACTGTCTGAATTTTAGTTAGCAATGCTGTTGACAGTTGAATACACATCATTTTCCCAATTTAGTACATCAACGACTTCTGGCCCAGACTGTGCGTCGCCCGAGATAACTACGTTATTCTCTTTAATAACATTATCGTTGTTTTCGCCGTCAAATACCACCAAAATTCCATTATATGGTTCTATTCGTTGAACTTCGCATTTATATCTTTTTTCCAAAAATACTGCCCATACTACTTTAGTGTAATCTGATATAAACACTTCGCCTGTGGTGGTATTGTAGTTTGCTAATGGAATTTTCATTTCATATAACTATGAAAAAAACAAAACTATGTCAATATTTATTAGATATAAAAAGTGAGCATTTGTTGGAATATCTTGTTAAAAAAAAGTACCAAAAAATGCTGCATTTTATATTTTGTGCTATATTTATAAATAGAAAAAGAACACTTAACCAATAAAATACTATGGCAGAACTACTAGACCAGAATCAAATATTTTTCACGGCCTTTGAGCCCAAGGTGCAGAACCGTTTCATCATGAACATCGACGGCATTCCTGCATATCTAATCAAAGCGGCTGCACGTCCGACCATAAATAACAATACAATTGTATTGGATCACATCAACTTGAAGCGTAAACTCAAAGGTAAAAGTGAATGGCAAGATCTTTCTATTACATTATATGATCCAATTGTACCATCTGGTGCACAGGCTGTAATGGAATGGGTACGCCTTGCTCACGAATCTGTTACTGGTCGTAACGGATATGCTGATATGTACAAAAAGGACGTTCAAATTCAAGTTCTTGGTCCTGTTGGCGACATTGTTGAAAAATGGGATATTAAAGGTGCATTTCCTAATTCCGTAAATTTCCAAACCATGGACTGGGCAAATGCCGAAGCAATGACTATCGAAGTTACATTGTCGATGGATTACTGCATCCTACAGTTCTAATATTATTATAGTGTTCTGTACTAAAACCCTCACCATAAAAAGTGGGGGTTTTTTATTTTATCTTGACAAGTTTATGTCTACCCCCTATAACCCCGGGTATGACCCGAGTGAAACACAACTTAAATATACTTTTTATTAGTATAGTTAATATTTATATATACTTAAAAAAACAAGGAACTTAATATATGAAACGTTCAGAACTAAAAAATATTATTCGTGAAGTAGTAGAAGAAGTCATGAAAGATGATTTTGCTCCACTCGGTGTAGCACAAGAATGGAGACTAGATGAAAAAGCTCCACCGGATTTTCCAAAGAAACTTCACGACAAGTTGCTGAAACAGTATAAGGACGACGAAGGCAAAGCATATGCCACAATGTGGAAGATTTTTTATGCCAAGAAAGACGGCAATAAAAAGATAAATGAAATGTGGATGGCATTTGAAGGTAAAGATCACGATGAAACTGATATGAATAATCCAGAAGAAAAGCGTGAAGTTGAACTTGCCAAGAAAGCAAAAGAAGCCGCTGAAGAAATCTTGAAAATGCACGGCAAATAATATGACTCGTTCCCAACTAAGACGTATTATACAAGAAGTTGTTCGCAGAAAATTGAGCGAGCAAGATATTACAGCCATAGATAGTTCTGCTGGAGAAACTGGTCTTAGTGATGCTGATAAAAAGGATTTGGCGAAATTAAAAGCTCAGAGTGATAAACTGACCACCAACATTAAAAAAGTAGAAGGTGATATGGCTAAATTACAACAAACTATTCAACCGAAGATACAGCGAGCAGAACGCACAAAAGCAAAATTACAAAAGCAGCAGTCGGATGTCATTCGTAAGCAGCAAGCTATACAAGACAGAGCTTGATATATCATGGATAACATTGAGAAACAGCTTATTGAACTTGAAGAAAATCTTCATAAATGGTTCAAGGAGAAGTGGGTAAGATTTGGACCGGATGGTAAAATACGTGGTCAATGTGCCAGAGAAAAATCAAGTGAAGGCAAACCAAAATGTCGTCCGTTAAAATCTGCTCAAGCTATGGGAAAGAAGGGTAGAGCAAAGGCAGCACGGAGAAAACGCCGCGAAGATCCAAACCCAGACCGCAGTGGTAAAGCAAAGAATGTAAAAACAGAGGAAGTTATTATGGAAAATATAAATGAAAATCATATATGTCCTATTTGTGGTGGAGAGTTGGTATCTGAAGCACTTATGAACGAAAAGAAAGACGCTTGCTATTACAAGGTCAAGTCACGTTACAAGGTATGGCCGAGCGCATATGCTTCTGGAGCACTTGTAAAATGCCGCAAAAAGGGAGCAAAGAACTGGGGAACAAAGTCAGAAGGAACTGACGAAATGGATGAAGCCTGTTGGAAAGGATATCATAAAGACGGTATGAAAACTATGTTTGGTAAAAAATATCCAAACTGTGTTAAGAACACAAATGAAGCCGAAGAATTGGATGAAAAATGGAGCGAAAAGTACAAACGTAGTATTGATTGCAGCCATCCAAAAGGATTTAGTCAAAAAGCACACTGCCAAGGCAGAAAAAAGAACGAGGAAACACTTATGAAAGAAGAACAATTAAAAAATCTAATACGTGAAATAGTGGAAGAAGTATACAACGAACAAGTCCAGATGCAAGATGAGTGCTGGGAATGTTATGAAGCTGCTATGGAAGAAGGCACCAACGAAGCTTATGAAGAATGCTATCGCAAGACCAATTGGGATATGGTTCCAGAAGGCGAAGAACATACCTGTGAAGGCGATCAGTTTTATGAAATTTATGGCGACATAAACGCCGACGCCCCAGAAAACCTACAAGAAGCAGAATATCACGGTCGCAAAGTTCCACTTGGTAAACCAATGAGAGGCGATGTAAAAAAGTTCAAAGTGTTTGTTCGTAATCCAACAACCGGTAAAGTAAAGAAAGTAAACTTTGGCGATAAGAAGATGCGTATCAAGAAGAGTAATCCAAAACGTCGCAAGAGTTTTAGAGCACGCCATAATTGTGCAAATCCAGGACCACGCACAAAAGCACGTTACTGGTCTTGCAGAAAGTGGTAATATGGACAACTCACCAAAATATCTTTTTAAAATCGGTCAACTAGAAGCTAGTTTGAACGATCTTGCATATGATGATATATTCTTGAAAGAACGTGATCCAAAAAAGAGAGAACAATATATAAAGAACATAATAGACGCATCAACCAAAGCGGCGGAAGATTACGCCAGAAGAATTAACCTCAAAGAAAACACTATGAAAAAATCAGAACTAAAACAATTACTCAAAGTAATCGCCGAAGAAGTGATTGCTGCCAAAAAGTCAAAGCTAGATGAAACAAAAGGATTGTCTGGTTTTAAGAAAGCAAAAGAGTCAACAGAGCATACTGAAAACGTAGCTGACTCAAAGTCATTAACTCCGACATCGGAACCAAAAGAAAAAGAAGAAGGCAAGAAACTTCCTGTAGTTAAGAAGCCAGCCAATCCACAAAAAGTTGGAAGCATCAAGGAAGAAATTCTTCAAATGATACGTGAAGAAATTGATGAAATGGCTCGCGTAAAAGGGGCTGTTGGAAATAAATTCAAAGTAGAAGATCCAAATTCTCCAACAGGCTGGGCTGTTAAAGGACACAAAACAATACCAGATGGTACACCAACAGAAGCGCCAAAGGGTCCATATCAAAAAACAGGAACCAATCCAAATATGGGTCGTCCAAAAACATCTCCAGTTGTATCAACAGGGACTGGTACACAGGCTGAAATTGCCAGAACAGAAGAAGCCGTCGCAGAATTTGTAAAGTATAATCCAAATGCAACAGAGCAGGAAGTTGTTGACGCCATAACAGAAAAGAGTACAGAAGAAACTCCGCTAAGTTTGGATGCAAAAGTGATTCAGAATGCAATGGAAAAAGCAAAAGCGGACGCAGGAACAGAAACGGATTCGTCCGAACCAGATATCGCAAATCTTGCTGCATCTGAAAAAGCTGACAAACAAGCAAAAATGAACAGACTGCGTCAATATCTGTTGAAGAAAAAGGGATTAAAATAAGCAGTAAAGATAAATAACCCTAACGTTCTGCCGCTTTTTAGCGGCAGAAACTTTTTATATATACAAAAACTAATTTTAGTTCATATATATGAATAACAAACGTTATACTAAATATGGAAAATAATACAATACCCGTTACAAAGCAAAATACACAAGCACCAGCAGCAGCCCCGCAAGTAGCTCCGCCCGCACAAGTAGAACAGAAGCTTGATTTTCCGGTAGAATATATAGACTTGCCATCGGAGGGTCATTTTTATCCACTTTCTTCTCCGTTGAGTTCTGGGCGTATACAACTGAAATATATGACCGCCCGAGAAGAAGATATTCTTACTAATCAAAATCTTATTAAGAAGGGCGTGGTATTGGACGAATTGTTAAAAGCATTGATCGTCACACCAAATGTTAAACTTGATGATATTCTTGTAGGAGACAAAAATGCCATATTTATAGCTGCACGTAGACTTGCATATGGTGATGAATATCCTGCAAAAATTACTTGTCCAAAATGTGGTGAGGAAAATGAAGTAAAAATAAACTTGGGAGAATTAAAGTCCAAGGAGTTTGATTTTAGCAAATATACCAAGGGAGAAAATGCATTTTCATTTCAACTGCCTATATCAAAAAAGACTGTAGTTTATAGACTATTGACCCACAAAGATGAAGGAGATATTGATGCGGAACTGAAGGGTCTTGCAAAAATATCCAAAGCAAATACGCCAGAAATGACCACAAGATTAAAGTATAGCATTGTATCTATTGACGGAAATAGTGACAGAGGAGTGGTCAAAAAATTTGTGGATAATATGTTGGCCAAGGATAGTATGGCACTAAGAAGATATATTCGTGAAAATACACCGGATATGGATATGACGTTTGACTTTACTTGCAGTGCCTGTGGGCATAATGAAAGGATGGCAATGCCACTGGGTGTTGACTTCTTTTGGCCTACCACCTGAGTATAAAATAAGTTTACACGAAGAGATATTTACGCTGTGTTATTATAGTAACGGAGCATTCAGCCATACAGAGGCATATGGAATGCCTATACATTTACGCAGGTTTTATATACGAAAGCTTGTAGATACAAAGAAGCAAGAGGCGGACCAGCACGAAAATGCCGCCAAAGGTCCAAAATCAAGTGGCCCAAAAGTCGATAGACCAGGAATACGTAGGTAAAAATGGTGGTTATTATATATTTATATAAGATAACCTATCATATAAATGGCCGATAATAAGAACGTATCAATGACACAGGAAGAATATGATCGCGCAAAAGCGGCATTGGATGTATATGAAAAAATATCAGAGGTTGTAGATAAAACTCGCGGTGTTTCAAAAAAAAGAGCAGAAGATTTGCAGAAAGAAATAGAAGGTAACGAAACAGTATTAGATTTAACTAAAAAAATTGAAGAAAAAAAGCAAAAAATTACAAAGCTAGAAACTACGTATAGTGCTATACAAAAAAATATAGCACAAAACGAAGGTAAATTGGCAAATTCTCAATATAAAAGTAATATTATAAAAGACCAAATAAAACAGCAAAATATAATGCTGGCCCAAAAGCAAGCACAATTTCAGCAAGAAATAGCTTCCGGAAAAATTACAGAAAGAACAGCAGCAGCCAGACGAAGAGAAATACAGACAATTAAAGATACAATCACCGCAAAGCAGCGAGAAGAAAAAATAGAAGATTATATACAATCTATACTAACGAAGAAAATTGCAGGCGGAAAGGCTGTGGCTGAAGATATAGCTCGCCGTCTAAAAACCGAAAAAGATGAACTTAAAACTTTAGAAGATCAACTAAAAATAACAAAAAACTTAATTAGAACGACTCAAGAAATTGAGCAGTTTGTCAGCGCGAACGCAGAAGAATATGGCAAAATAAAAAAATTTTTATCGGATATTTCTAAAGGCGGAATGGCCGCTTGGTTGGCAATGTTAAACGCATCGTTGGAAAGATGGAAAGAACTTGATGTAGCTGCGTTTAATTTTAGACAAACTACTGGATTTTTGGTCAGTCAAACTAAAAATTTAGACAATGCAGTTAGACGAGTAAATGTGCAGATGGCAAATTTGGGCGTGGGATTGAAAGAATTGTATGAAATTGGACAGGCACTTACTGAAGAATTTCAAGTAATAGGACTTGTAACAGAAGAAGCAATTGCAAATACTGCAAAGGTAGCGGCGAATCTTGGACTTAATGTAAAAGATGCTGCAAAATTTAAAGGGTTGTTTGAATCTATTTCTCAATCTGTAGGAAGTTCTGGAGATTCAATGATAAAATCTGCCGCAGCTTTGGCAGACATGGCAGGAGTAGCACCAAGAGCAGTATTGAATGATATGGCAAACGCATCAGAAGATACTCTTGCATTTCTTGCCAAGAGTCCTATGGCACTGATGCGTGCTACCGTAGAAGCAAGACGGCTAGGAACGACAGTAAATTCTTTATCAAAATCTGCAAGAGGATTTCTTAATTATCAAGATTCTATCACTAGCGAACTCGAAGCTTCTGCATTAATTGGAAAGTCGTTGAATTTCCAAGAAGCAAGAGCAGCCGCATATGCTGGAGACGTTGTTAAGTCCAGAGAACTTGCACTTAAGCAGATTGAAAAGGCGGGCGACTTTACAAAATTAAATGTATATCAACAAGAAGCACTCGCTAAAGCGGCAGGAATGACAACTGCCGAAATAATTAAGCAGCAAAATCAACAAAAACTTCTTGCCAGACTGGAACAAAGTAAACCAGAATTGTATAAAAAATACATGGCAATGCAACAAAAAATAAAGGAAAATGAAAAAGCTGCCGCCGCCGATCTAGACAAGCAATCAGAAGAAATGGCAAAACAACAATTAATGCAAGGAGAGATTAATAAACTTACCAACGCATTTGCTGGAATTTGGACAGACATATCAGATTCTCTTCTTGCCATAGCAAATACAATAATGCCTCCAATAATAATTGCTGCAAGATTACTTGGAGCAACGTTTAAAATTATTACGGCAATAATTCGTGGATTTTTATCTCCGTTTGATAAATTTGTAAGTAAATTAAGATCTGGAGAAGAAGGCGGACTGACGTTGGAAAAAATAATGACGAAGATAGGAGAAGGAGTGGAAGCAATTATTCCTTATGCGGAAAAACTTGGAGAATTGGTTAGCTTGGTAGTAAGAGGATTTATGTTTTTGGGCATAATGTCTGGAAAATTATTCACTAAATTAGAATCATTTCAAGCGGTGGTTACAATTTTTAAGGGAATGGGATTGTATATAAAAGATATATTCACGGCGATGTCTAGATTTTCAGATATAGGAGCAAGGATATCTAGCGCTTTTAATTGGATTCCATCGACCATAAGACAAATTGCTAACTTTACAAACATGGGATTCAGTGCAGTATCTAAACTTTTTGGTGCGCTTGGAACATTTGGTAAATACATCGGGCCAGTAAAAGAAACGTTTGGGGTATTTGGAAATATATTTGGTTCTATGGGTAAAATATTTGGTTCTGTGGGCAGATTTGTTGGATTATTCGGAAAAGCTATACCTGGTATAGGGCAAGTTATAACTGCAATTCAAATATTATGGGAGTTGGGAACAAGCTTGTTTAGTATATGGACAGACGATAATTTGAGTATTGGTCAAAAAATAATTGCGTCTCTCAAAGCTGTGCCTGGTGCTATGTTTGAAGTAATAGTCTCTCCGCTTATAGATATTGGAGCATGGATATTAAAAATGTTTGGAGTAGATTTGACAGATGGTATGATTGATGGCTTTAAAGCAAGCGCAAAAAAAATATTTACATATCTCATGTTTCCATTTATTGGAGTTTATGAATGGATTGCGGAAAAATTTTTGGGAAATTCTCCATCGGAGATAGGACTTGGAATAGTCGATGGAATAAAATCTATAGGAGGAATGTTATTAGATGCGTTGATAGAACCATTTTCGAATGGATATAATTGGATTAAAAAGAAACTGATGGGGAAGTCCCCATCGCAAATAGGACTTGGAATAGTTGACGGTATAAAATCGGTCGGACGTATGGTGTTGGATGCACTTACTTCGCCATTTAAAGCTGTAGTAAATTTTATATCTAGGATATTTGGAGGAGACGGTTCTCTTGGCGATTCTATCATAAATGGTATAAAGAATATTATGGGCGGAGTATTTGGCTTGTTAATCTCACCGTTTAAAAAAGCATCAGAATTTATTACAAACATTCCCGTTATTGGTAAATTGTTTGGCGGAGGAGATGCCACGGCAGCAGTAAATACTGAAGCAACGGTTAATGTTGAAAAGCAAGTTGCGATGGCAGTCGAAGTTAAAAACCTCGATGAGCTTAAAGAAACAATAAATAAACTTATTGAAGCAATATCAAAACTTGGAGGAACGGCGGGCGGAGCATCTCCGGTGGTTAATGTAAACAATAATCAAAACGCGATGATTGAAAAATTAGATGAACTTATCGGTCTACTAAAAGATGGCGCAATCGCGGTTAATATGGACGGTATATTAGTTTCTAGAACATTGGCCAAGACATCTTAATATTTATAACTTATGGCAGACAATACATTTTTAGCTCCACTATCACCTATACAGCGAAGTACACCTGCGCAAAATTTGATAGCATTCCAAAAAAATGAGTATAATTTATATAATAAGTTTAGTCCATATTATCAAGCTGGCGGGGATATTGGATCTAACCAGCCTTATATATATACGAAGCTTACTGACTCAAATTTTCAAAAGAATTTAACTAGATATGACACGACGGCATTTCCAGTAGGTTCTACCGCAAGAGATGTCATAAGAATTACAAAATTTTCAACAAGCGGTACGGGTGTATTATATTTAGGAAAACAACTGTTACTTCAGCAACAAAACGCATTTAATGAAACAAGAATCTACAATCCATTGAGTTTGTTAAAAGCAACAGCAAGACCGGGTTCGCTTGGGTTAATAGGATATCCACAAAGACACCTAGAAACAAGCGGGGGATTGTTAAACTTCTTTAAAGATTCTCTATTAAGTACGTTTGGGTTTTCTACCAAAGACTCGGAAAAGCCGAGACTAGATGGTACTGCGACTGGAGAAAATGGAGTACCATATTCGGAATATGCAAGTAAAAGAGGTGGCGCAAAATATGGATTGTTAAGATATCCCACTGCATCAAAAGCTGTTTCAAATTTTAATGAAATTTGGGCATCAAATGCCGGTCAAAATGATAATGGGGGAGGATTTTTACAAAAGTTGGCAAGCGGACTGGTAGACAAACTTCGAAAACTTATACCAAGTACGAATCCACTTGGGGCATTTGGGGGCAGTGTTGGAGAAACGTGGAAATATAGACCAGAGTATGAAACTGGGAAGGAAGGTATTTATTATTCATTTTTAAACGATAGATCGGGGCTACTAAAAACTACGGCATATAATCAACCGCAGACCTTTTATAATGATAGATATGCAACAACGGGTACACAAACTGGAGGTACATCTCCTATCGGAAATCTAGGTGCATCCGACTATCACAAATACTATCCAGCAAAACAAGATCCCAGAGATACTTCCACACAATATGCGTCCAGTGTAAAGATACAACGAGATTCTGTTGGAACAACCGACTTTGAAATTGACCGAGCAATCGGCAGACCAGCATACAATAATTTAAAAGACTTGTATTCAAAAATGGTAGTAGCAATGCTACCATACAATCAAACTGCTGGTGGTGGGCAGTTTAGATCTTCCGCCGAAAGATATACAGAAAATCCAATAATAGGAGTCAATAGTAATAATAATTACGAGTCTATCCCAAATGGAACGGTCGCGCAACCTACTGTAGTTGATAAATCCTCTGTTTCGGAAGGTCCATATTTAAAATACCTGAGAGAACGAGGTGGAATAGTAAATGAAATAAAAATAGACAACAGAGGGTTTGCAAAAGCGTCAAAAAAACTTAATGAAACAGGAACGCCGGACGATTACAACTTATTGACTCCAACCGACGACATAAATGAGTTATTTTTGGAACAAGGGTCGAATCAGTCAAGAGACCTTATTTTCTTTTACTTTTACGACCTGATTAATCAAATATATATTCCATTTAGAGCCACTCTCGGAAGCATACAAGATAACAATACTGCTGATTGGGATGATATTAAATATATGGGTCGTGCAGACAAACTTTTTGTATATAAAGGGTTTAGCAGAGACTTAAGTTTTAATTTTAGAGTATACGCAAATAGTATATACGAGTTGGTCCCTAACTGGGAAAGAGTTAATTATTTAGTAGGATTAACTAGACCAAGTAAATACACAGACAGAGCAATAGTTACTAATGAAGAAATCTTACTATCAGAAGATCCAGACACTGCAACCACGGGGAGAGAAAGTGGATTTATATATCCGCCTATGATTGAATTTAGAATAGGAGACTTATATGTAGACCAGCCTGCTATATTAAGAAGCGTAGGCGTAACCGTTCCAGATGACGCGCACTGGGAAACACTAAGAGATAACAAATATACGTATGTATACGGAAAAGAAAAAACCATAACGCAAGATAATGTATATTCTCGACAGCTTCCAACCATGATAGATGTATCGGTACAACTAAGTGTCATTGAAAGAGAACAATCGCAGACAAAAAATTATCACTTTGGTCCTCAAGTAGGATGGAGTACATTGTAATATGAATAGATATATTGAAAATGAAACTAATGTTTTTAAACGCTATGATGGTAAGCGTGTATTTAAAACAACTAGATATCCAAAAATACCTATTGCTGCGAATGACATATATATTGTAGCAAATGAAACAGATTATCTTGACAGCCTTGCACACAGGTTTTATAATGATAGTACTTTGTGGTGGGTTATTGCTCAAGCAAATGGCGTAAAAGCAACACTTAAGGCACCAACAGGACAACAAATAAGAATACCACAAAACATAGATAATATTATTCTAAAATTTAGAAGAGAAAACAACACATAATTGTTATGAGCAACGTAACTGTAGTACCGTGGGGATTGCATCCACTATCACCGTGGGTAGTAGATGAGCTTAAACGAAGGGCACGAGAATATGGGCAAAACCCTACCCCGACAGAAGCCAAACCATATAGCGGACCGAGAACTGCGTGGGCGAGATTTTTTTCAAATGGGATATCTTCGCTGCCAGATGCTAGAGGTAAGGACGGTTTTGTTTTGGGAGGAACATACGGGTTTAATGAAAGTTATGGATTTAACGCGGACGGAAAAATTACTATAGGAGTAGACGCAAGGGGAAATCCACATCAAATACCATTTGATAAATCTTCTGCTCTTGGACCAAACCAACAATTAAAACAGAGAACGGATTTTCCACACCGTCCACCACCTAGCTTAGAGTCGGTATCTTGCGAGTTAAATGGGTCAAACTCCAGCTTTCCAAATTTGTGCAGAAAGATTACTGTAAACTGGAAATGCTATTCTCTCGCACAACTGAATTATCTTATTCCATATTTTTTAACTCCGAGAACAACTTGTTTAATTGAATGGGGATGGAACAACTATGACACAGAGGCGTTAGTGGATTTGACCGACCTAGACTGGATAAATCAAATGTTTGTTGACCCAAGTTATACGCTAGAGTATATAAAACAATCCAATGGAAATTATGATGCTGGGCTGGGATTTATTGTTGATTATGGATTTAAGATGAACGAAAACGGTGGATATGACTGTCACACTACATTAATCAATGCAAATAAACTTATAGAAGGTGAACAAATATCAAATAAAGATGTTACTATAAAACAGCAACAGGAATATCTTTCGGTAAAAAGTTTTTATTCTTTTGCAAATGATAACATGAAAAACATAGATTCTAAGGAAGATACGTATAAACAACTAAGAAAAGAATTGAGGATCCGTGAAAAAACCTTGTCGGTAAATTATGAAGAAGAAACGCGAGTATTTAGAATAAAAAATACTCCAATATCAAAAAATACTCCAAATTTCTGGCTTAGAATGGATTTGGTGCAAGATATAATAAATGCGTTTTTTAAAATTGAAATGCGTGGAAATCAAAATGCAATTATACGCGAACTTGATATAATGGAAACAAGAGTTTGTGGAAATCCATTATTGAAATCGGCCAACACGAATGTATTGGTACCAAATAGATATGCTCCTAGGTTTGTATTTGAAGAAGATAAAGGCGGAGGTACATCCAACAATTATAAACCAGAAGATGAAAAATACAATCTTCTGTTTAAAGATAAAGTAGAAGATATCTTAAAAGAATATTATTTAGACACAACAAAATTTGATAATTTGCAAGACATAATAAATAAAAATGGAGAATCATTTCCGGTGTATCGAGACGAGCAAGTGCTTGATGTTGACGGCAAGGTTGCACAAAATCTAAAAGCTGGATATTGGGGGTTTCTAAAAGATTTATTTATTAATGAAGAATATTTTAGAGGGCTGGTTAAAAAGAATGATTCCGTCTTAAAACTGATAGAAGAACTATTACAAGGAATAAACCAGTCATTATGCCAGATATGTCAACTTAAACCAATACCCGCCGAATATGGAAACAGAAAATATTCCGTTTATGACGAAAATTTGCCAGGTATAGCCGTAAAAAATGATACAAAAAACTTGCCAATAATAACTCTTGGTGCGATAGATTCTGCATTTTTGCGAGGCGCGTCGTTTGATGTAAAGCTTAGTTCGGAAATGATGAATCAGTTGGTTATGCAAAGTGCAAATCCAGAACAAGATCCAAACGGATCCACGCAGACAAAAAACGTCGCGGCTACGCCTATAGTAAGTAGATATTCCGCAGGAGATAGATTATATAGAAAAGGAGAAATACCTACGGTGGTTGTATCAGGAAATACTCCATCCGAAAATGATACTGATGCCCACATCAAGAAACAAGATGAACTCGTAAAGAAACGTCAAACTCGCAGTAATAAAAACAAAAACTCTTTTTACGTGTATTATGCACAAGATCCAAACAATCCAAAGAAAGAATTGGAATATTTTATATGTGAAAAAGATTCCACGTTCTTGAATTATATCTTGAAACTGCCAAATAAAAAATCGCCATATCTAAATAATGCAATAATGCCCGGAACTACATTGACATTGGAACTATTAGGAATATCTGGTATAAATTATTTATCTCAGTTCTTGATAGACCATGCGCCAGAAGCATATAATTTTGAAAATGCGGTATGGCAAATATCGGACGTTAAGCAAAATATTGAAGATAAAATGTGGACTACTACACTAGTTGCACAGGTAAGACCACTAACAGTATTATGATATACAATCAAACATTACCTAGTCAGTACGGCACGTTTCCAGAGATCGGTGAAATAACAAATATTTTAATCACCAAACCAAAACCATCCCCCGAAGATTATAACAAGGGATATATTACTCGCGTATTTGTAAAAAAGATAAATGAAAACGTGATTAATGAAATATCTTATGTGGATAAATCCGCTATTAATATAAATTTGTATAAGACCGTTCAAGTAAAGTGGAAAATTACTGGACCAAAGAATAACATATATAAAGGCAACATCCTTGACAAAGCGGGTGTAACTGAGCAAAATACCTTTGAAATAGATAGAATAAAAAAAGAAGAAGGCGTGGATTTATCTTCTGTGCTGGCAAACAAACTCGAATATTGGAGAGGCAACTAAAATAAGTTGACATTGTTCGCAGATATGCCATATTGCTCATGTGCATATTGTAGAAACAACCGAAGACTATAACAACCTGTGTTCAATCATAAACTCTGAACACGTTTATATCAGTGCTGTTTGTTTGGATAATCAAAAGCATGTGTCCAACAACAACATATCACTATTATTCTTCTACTTTTATGTCAGCGACGACTATTGGTGTTTGCCTATAGACCATAACGAGTGTATCTGCTTGGATAATAGTCTTGAGAACATCAAGGTTGTATTGCGTAATGCCAAGTTTCATAACAAGATAGTTTCGGACAAGAAGAATATTGTTCAGTTGTTTGGAGAGGATTATAACTTCATAGACATAGATGTGTTTAGATTTCTTGAGAATGGCCAACTGCCATCTGAAGTTGAAACGACCAACTCGCACAGTTTCATTGATTTTCATTTCAAGAATATGTTTGATTTGAACAAGTGTGTGCCGGTATATAAGCACGCCAAAGTATTCACCGATAATGTTCAGAAGATAAAGAACATATACTTGTCTAATATTCGCGAGAAGGGATTTGTATTCACCAACAATGTTATGACTGACTTGTTTGCCAAGTTAGAGTCAAATGGGTTGTGCGTGAATGAAGATTTTACTGATATTTTCGGCGAGGAACAAAATCGCCATATCAAGAACAATCTTGTATTCTCTCAATACAACCTGCTTACATCAACTGGCAGACCTTCTAATAGATTTGGCGGCGTAAACTATGCTGCTCTAAACAAAAATGATGGCAGCAGAAACTGCTTTGTAAGCAGATATGGCGACGATGGTATGCTTGTGATGATGGACTATAATGCGTTTCATCCTCGTCTTATTGCTCACTTATCCAACTTCCAAATGGACGCCGCTGAAAATCCATACGCATATCTATCCAAGTATTATTTCAACAAGTCCAATATAACTGATGAAGATATTGCCGTCGCTAAAGGATTTACATTTACACAGATATATGGCGGTATTGATAAGAAGTGGATACATATTCCATATCTAAAGAAGGTCCAAGAATATATTGACCATCGTTGGAAGTTCTTTGAGGAAAATGGATATATAGAAACGCCAAAGTATGGCAGAAAAATCAAACATTGTCATATTCAAGACCCTACCCCCAATAAACTATTCAACTATATACTACAGGCATTTGAGACAGAAATGGCAGTAGATGTGCTTGGCGAACTAATGAACTATCTAAGTGATAAACAAACCAAGCCGGTGCTATATACATACGATAGCATATTGTTTGATGCTCATAAAAGCGATAAGATGCCTGTTATAAAAAGAATAAAGAGCATAATGGAACGCGACAAGTTTCCGGTAAAAGTATATGCGGGCAAGAATTATGGTGATATGAAACAGATTGCTCTATAATATTTATAATAAGCGTATAACTCATATATACGAATATTTATATATTATGGAAAATAAGTTGTTAATAGAAAACATTTTATCGAGGTTG